ACTAAAAAGGGGGCCGAAGCCCCCAATGGTTATGCAACTGATGCAGATGCTAAATCAAGCTCAGGCTGTTGTGCCTCAACTTTTTTCTCAGCTGGATAGAAAGTAAATTCTTCCTGTCCAATCTGTTTGATTACCACTGCGCCGTTAGGCTTGAGGTAAGCATACTCAAACAGCTGATCCATAGGCAAAGTCACATTCTGACCTTGCTCATCAGCTTTAGGATTTCTCCTAGTTGCGTTTAAGATAAGGTTACCTTTTTGAGTGATAACCAATGAGTTGCCCTGGCGTGGGCTAGACGTGGTATTAAATGACATAATGTCCTCCTTGGCTTGCGCCGGTTTACCAATTGTTAAACTTAAAAACTGTCTTCGATTCATAACGATCTCCAATTTTTACAAATAATAAACAACCAACCAACGCCGTTAGGCGTCGGTTGTATTAGAATCCCGAGCGTCATCACAAACACAAGGCAAAAGATCATTAAGATCTATGCCCATGTCTTCCCAAGTCTGATCGATTTCAGACTGGGGTGTATGACATGCAGGACAATATTTATGAATACTCATATGTATCTCCTATATAAATTTACAAATAATGAACAACCAGCTAGACGACAGAGTCGTCAGCTGTAACATTTGAACGTAAGAATGCGGGTTTGCGAGCATTTGTTACACTTGTTACAGATGAATTTAGGGTACTGTAACAGCCTGAAACCCGCGTGGTTGTACTGTTTGCTTGGATTATGTTACATGTAACAGATGATTTATGTTCTCGATTAAAGAACAACGGTCGACGGTCGTTATGGTACAACCTCTATCTGGTCTTGCTGTAACGCTGTAACATTTGCATGCATGCACATATGCAAGCTCGCTATTTTACTGGGCTGAAGCACGTTACACTTAATGTGTTACACATGGGCTTTTTACGTGTAACACGTGTAACATTTTCCCAGTGCTCGCACGCACATGATGCACGCACTCCACATCACTTCGTGATGATAGTAGTGGGGTGGGGGCCGAAGCCCCCGGGGGAGAACTATTAATAGTTTTTGATGTTTAATAGTTTTGTTAGCTGTAAGTGTGTTAGCCCGAGTAAAGGCTTAGTTCTTATAGCATATGTTTCAAGCGTGTCTACTAAAAGATCGCAGTCTCTTAGTGCGGTGTAAACGCAGAACCAAAATGGCATCTTCGGTGACTTACGAAGTCTGCGATATTCTCGCGTAAACTTGACCTCCTGTTTGGAGGCCAAGATGTTGCGTAAATCTACTAGAGATTCACGAGGTTTAAGAAATACCATGCGTGGTGCAAGTATGAAGTAAAAGAATAATATGTTCATATTTATCTCCTGTCTGTGACCGCGAGCGCGTACCCGAGGCCGATTGTAGTTAAGCTTAGAATAAGCCATATACCATAGTGTAGGTAACCCCAATAGATAGAGTTACCTGTTTTAATTTCAATAGACATAAGTGTCCATAGAATCATTGATGCAGTGAATAGAAGTAGTGATAGTAGTCTCATAATTATCTCCAGCATTTATATTCTAAACATTGACCGTCGACGTATGGCCCTGTGCAGATGTTACATACTCCAACATCCCCTGACTCTTCAGAAGATGTTGGCTTAGCTCTAGGCATAACGACTGAAGGTTTCCAGTCTTTAGATGTATATCCTTTAGCGAACTCAGTAGATACACGAGCCACGGCTGGGATAGATTTACTTGCTACTTTCTTGGATAGATCTACGACAGATCTTGTAGCTGAACCAGATAGTTGTATAAGTTTATCAAACATGTTGATTACTCCCGATCGATTAAGATCATATGTATATATTCTTTATTGAATACACATAACATAAACAACCGTCGAGCGACAGGGGAGCGAGACTATACAGCCTACCCGGAAATCGAAACAAGGTTCCAGGACGATGAATCGGAAACAAGGTTCCAAAATGAAAAAAGGGAGGCGGGGGGCTGCTGGAGGCGAGGGGGGAGACAATGAATCAGCGATATAGTATAGTATTTTCAAAAAAAATTTCTGAGAAAAAATTTTCAGAAAAAATTTATGACAACTAAAGTTTGCGATCGCTGCAAAAAAGAACTGGATCTTTCTAGATTTGTCCAAGAGAAATTGAAATCTGGAAATGGTACTTACCCACGTAATGTTTGCAAAGCGTGTACCGTCGACCTTCGACAACGGAGATCGAGCGGGGACCCCGAGCGTTTTCTACGGCACATCTTCAACAGTCTAAAAAACAAGCGCAAAGATACTTGCGAATGGGACCTTGTGCCAGAAGATCTTTTTGAATTGTGGCAAGAACAAGAGGGCCGTTGTGCGTTGTCCAATAATATTATGACGTGGAGAAAAGGTGGGGGCTACCATGATTTTAATGCCAGCGTTGACCGAATCCAGCCCGACGGTCCATATACCAAAATGAATTTACAGTTAGTTTGTTATAGAGTAAACATCATGAAACACGTGCTCGATGATCACGAGCTCTATTGGTGGTGCAAGAATATCGTGACAAATAGAGAAGAATACTAATATAATTCCATTTACATGCGTTTATTAGACGAAGACAGACCTACAGAAATAACCGAACAGGATAGAGCGGAGTTTCAATCCCACCTACCTTATGCCGGATTACACTTAAACGAGCTTTCTGTTCAAGAAGAAAGGTTGGTGTTATTTCATTTACGCGGTATGACAAAAGCTGCCGCTGGAAGAGCTGCGGGCTATAGAGATGTAGACCGTGTTTACTCTTTATTTAAAACAGAAAAATTACAAAAAGCTCTGGCCTATTTACGTAATGAAATGCGTGAAGAAGTTAAGTTTGATAAAAACACAGCAACGGGAATGTATTTAGAAGCGCACCGTAAATCGGCGACCGCGACTGAAGAAAAGAATGTTGTCGATTCGTTGTGCAAGCTCCACGGTCTATTTATGCCTGAGAACGCAACGCAAATAAATATTAATGTGGATAAAGTAGAACAGTTGGAAAGATTGTCCGATGCAGAGTTGCTAAGAATTGCAGGGGCAGATACAAAATATTTAGAGCCAGCTAATGACACAAAAGATTGAATGCCAAAGATGTAAAGGGTTATATCATGAAACCCTTATATTGTTAGATGATATATGTGTTTACTGTAGGGCGGACGAGGCTGAAAAAGTTCCCGAGCCCCAGTTGAAGTCTGAACCGGCTCAAGCGAAACAAGAAGACTTATCCGCACAAGTAAAAGCGGAACAAGAACTAGCAAAAAGAATCTTAGCACGTAAAAGGTTACTCCCATTTGTTGAACGTTTTAATCCAGATTATTTAGCCGGCTGGGTACACAAAGATATCTGTCAAAGGTTAGAAAAATTTAGTGATCAAGTAGCAAATAAAGAATCACCAAGGTTGATGCTCTTTATGCCACCGCGACACGGTAAATCTACTTTAGCCAGTGTTGCATTTCCTGCGTGGCACTTGGGTCGACATCCTAATCACGAGTTCATAAGTTGTTCGTATTCAGGTTCTCTTGCAATGAATTTTTCAAGGAAAGTTCGTCAACTCCTTAGAGAACCAGTATATAAAAATGTATTTGAAAAAGCTAGGCTGGATAAAGATTCTCAGTCAATTGAATCGTGGCAAACGACCCAAGGTGGTGGTTATGTTGCAGCGGGTGTTGGTGGAGGTATTACTGGTAAAGGTGCACACGTAATGGTCATCGATGATCCGGTAAAAAACCGCGAAGATGCAGAATCAGATAACAACCGCGATGCGACCTGGGATTGGTATACATCAACTGCTTATACACGTTTATCACCCGGGGGTGGAATACTTGTGATTCTCACAAGATGGCACGACGACGATTTAGCTGGTCGATTATTAAAACAAGCAGAAGAAGGTGCTGACCAGTGGGAAGTAATTAAATACCCAGCCATTGCAGAAACTGATGAAACTTTTAGAAAATATGGTGAAAGTTTACATCCAGAGCGTTATAATGTGGACGCGCTCGAGCAGATAAGGAAAGCCATCGGTCCCCGAGATTGGTCTGCTCTGTATCAACAGAATCCAGTATCCGACGAAGGCGATTATTTTAGCCGAGACATGATTCGTTATTATGAGGATGAAGACATTGAATATGCACAGCTTAATTACTATTGCGCGTGGGACCTTGCGATCGGACAACGTGACCGGAACGATTATTCAGTTGGTATTGTTGTCGGGGTCGATGAATATGATAATTTATTTGTTGTTGATGTCGTTCGCGGAAAATATGATGGGTTTGAATTAGTAGAACAAATTTTAGACTTGTACGAAACCTGGCGCCCGGGTATAGTAGGCATAGAACGAGGTCATATTGAAATGGCCTTGGGGCCCTTTTTGCAGAAACGTACTAGAGAACGGGGATTAAGCGAAGCTTACTTTAAAGACCTAAAAGTAGGTCGTAGAGATAAAGAAGCAAGAGCACGTGCAATTCAAGGTAGAATGCAACAAGGTATGGTATACTTTCCAAAGGACGCTGTTTGGACTGGAACCATGGTTGCAGAACTTTTACGTTTTCCAAATGGAGCCCATGATGACCAAGTCGATGCGTTGGCATGGATAGGTTTAATGATGACAGAATTTGCTACCTTCTACGAAAGACCGGAGCATGTTCCATCTTGGAGAGATAAGTTAAAACATTTAACTAAAGGCGAGAAACATAAATCATCGATGAGTGCTTAATGGCAGAGTATAAAAAACCTAAAAAGAAACTGGACGCAGCAGAAGAGCTAAACATTGCCCGTCGGCAATGGGAATCTTACACACGAGCCAGGGACAACGGTCACACTGATTATATTGAAATAGCAAAACAATGTGATAATTTTTATCGCGGTGAACAATGGGACGAAGCAGATATTGCTGCGTTAGATGACCAAGGTAGACCCGCCTTAACAATCAACACAATTTTACCAACAGTTAATACTGTTATTGGTGAACAAAGTACACGAAGAGCAGATGTAGAATTTAAACCGCGTGGTGCTGGTATGCAAGAAGTTGCAGAGACACTAACAAAGTTGTACATGCAGATTTCTGATAACAACAAACTCGATTGGATAGAATCACAAGTTTTTTCTGATGGTTTAATTCAAGACAGAGGGTGGTTTGATGTTCGTATAGATTTTTCAGATCACATTCATGGCGAAGTGCGAATTACTCAAAAAGATCCGCTCGATATCATTATTGATCCAGATGCAAAAGAGTATGATCCAAAAACCTGGAATGAAATTTTTGAAACAAAGTGGATGAGCATAGATGATATAGAAGAAATCTATGGACAAGAGAAAGCAGATAAATTAAGAATCATAGCAGAAGTAGGATCAACCTTAGGTTCAGATTCAATTGAATATGAAGAAGAACGATATGGAGATACCTACAGCGGTGAATATGCAAGTGATTACCCAAATAACCCAGAAGAAGCAAGAGCTGTAAGATCAATCAGAGTTGTAGAAAGACAACATTATAAATTAAAAGAGTGTATGTTCTACACCGACCCAGTTACTGGAGACCAAAGAGAAGTACCTTATGACTGGAGTAAACGCAAAAGAGAAAAATTTGCTGATGACTTTGGTTTATACATAGTCACTAAAACCGTTAAAAAAGTACGTTGGACTGTAACAGCTGATACTGTTGTTTTGTTTGATGATTGGTCTCCTTATAATTCATTTACATTGGTTCCTTATTTTCCATATTGGAGAAGAGGTAAACCTTTTGGCATGGTTAGAAATTTAATTTCACCACAAGAACAACTAAACAAAATTTCATCTCAAGAACTACACATTGTAAACACAACTGCGAACAGCGGTTGGGTAGTTGAGTCAGGTTCCCTTACAGGAATGACAGCAGATGATTTAGAAGAACACGGTGCGGAAACTGGTTTAGTCCTCGAGTTTAATCGAGGCTCTACTCCCCCAAGTAAGATCCCCCCAAACCAGATTCCCACCGGTCTGGATCGTATAAGCCAAAAAGCGGCAGCAAATATTAAAACAATTAGTGGTATTTCTGATGCTATGTTGGGGACAGATAGTCCAGAGGTTTCTGGTATTGCAATTCAAGCAAAACAGAACCGCGGTGTTTTAATGATCCAAGTACCTTTAGATAACCTAAAGAAAACACGACATTATTTAGCGGAAAAAATACTAAACTTAGTACAAAGTTATTATACGGAAGAACGTATCATTCAAATTACAGACGAAGCTGATCCTTACAAACAAAGGGTCCCACTGGTTGTAAACCAAATGACACCAGAAGGTAGGATTATTAATGATTTAACCTTAGGTGAATATGACGTAGTTATTAGTGATGCTCCAGCAAGAGATAATTTTGATGAAGTTCAGTTTGCAGAAGCTATTGAACTTAGAAAAGTCGGCGTGCCTGTACCAAATGATTTAATTGTTGAATACTCACATCTTGCGAAGAAAGCTATGGTAGCAGATCGAATAAGACAACTTGAAGGTACAGCGCCTCCAACTCCAGAGCAAGCACAGTTGCAACAGTTCCAAATGGAATCACAGATTAGAAGTACGCAATTAGAAATTGCTAAACTAGAAGCAGAAGTAACTAGACTTCAATCTGAGACAGCATTGAACGTAGCTAAAACACAATCAACCGAAGCAGACCCACAGCTTAAAGTAGCTGAACTGCAAAGTAAGTTGGAAATGAAACGTGAAGAATTAGATTTACGTGAAAGACTGTCGTCGATGACCAACGATATGAGAAAAGGTCAAACAGAAACCCAGGCTGCCGCTAAATTAGCATCAGTCGCCATGAAACCAAACCAAGGAGGTAGATAAAATGGCTAAAAAAGAAGAAACCAATGAGATGATTATGGATGCTATGCCGGGAGGTGAGCCCATTAAACAGGAGGACACTAAGTTTGAAGTGGACCTTAATTTTGAAACAGTAGAAGAAGAGGAATCTGATAATGAAGAAGTCACGGAAGAAACTGACGCTTCTGCAGAAGAAGAAGTTGCTGAAAAAGAACCTGAAACACCAGAAGAAGAAGAAGCACCTGCAGAGCCAGAAGCTGTTAGCGAAGAAGGAATGGATGAAAACAGCGAAGCAGATGCACAATCAGATATTCAACCAATTGAAGGAAGCGATGAAAACGTTTCCCAAGAAATAGAACAAGCAAAAGCGCCTATGGTGCCAAAATCTAGATTAGATGAAGTGCTTGCAAAACAAAAAGCACTACAAAAACAACTAGATGAGGTAACCCAAGCAAAACAAGAAGCTGCAAAAGAGCTCCCAGAGTATGATTTTGCAACTAAAGAAGCTGAATATCAGGAATTAGTATTAAATGGCGAAGCAGAAAAAGCTGTAGAACTTAGAAATGAGATCAGAAATGCTGAAAAAGCCCAATTTATGTTTGAAGTACAACAACAAATGGGCCAAACAGTGCAACAAAGTCAAGAAATGACCGCTTTACAGCAAAAAGCAAACGAAATACAAGCCCAATATCCTATTTTAGATGAAAACAGTGCTAATTTTGATGCTGATTTGACTCAAGAAGTGTTAGATTTGCGTGATGCATTTATGGTACAAGGTTTTGCAGGCCCAGATGCTCTAGAAAAAGCTACTAATTATACTTTAGCAGCAAAAAAACCAGAATTATTAAATCCTACACCAGAAAAACAAGTTTCAAAAGCAGATGAGCAAGTTGTTGAGAAGCAAAAAGTAGCCAATATTAATAAAAAACTACAAGCTGCTGAGTCGCAACCACCCACAATGAAAGGGGAATCTGCTAAAGGTGATAAAAAAATAAATTTAAATACGTTATCTGACGATGAGTTTAGTGCGCTTCCAGAAGAAACTTTGCGAAGAATGCGTGGTGACTTTGGTATATAGTTGGTATAACATATAAGTAATTCGTCCGTCAAAACGATATTTGACGCAGGTCGTTCTGCTAAAACAACGTTTTCGCCTGTCATGGCGTAAATCTGGCTGGAGTCGTGTCCGTAAAAACACGAAAGCGTTTCCCAACGATAAAGGGTACACGGGTAAGTAGTCGGCCCAGAAAAGCGACTGGTTAGTTTAACTTTAATCTTAAATTTGGAGGATGCCATCATGGCTAACACAAACTTTTCATCACTGACCAGTGAACAGCTTACTATCTGGTCGCGTGATTTTTGGCGTGTTGCTAGGAACATGTCCTTCATTAACCAATTTGCGGGTAGCGGACCTAACGCTATGGTTCAGAGAATATCTGAACTTACCCAATCAGAAAAAGGAGCAAGAGCTGTTATAACACTTCTTGCCGATATGACTGGTGACGGTATTGTTGGAGACAACACCCTCGAAGGAAATGAAGAGACTTTAAGAGCCTACGACATCGTTGTACAACTTGATCAATTGAGATTTGCTAATAGACTTGCGGGTAGATTAGCTGATCAAAAATCAGTTGTTAATTTCCGTGAGCACTCACGAGATGCACTTGCATATGCAATGGCTGATCGTATTGACCAATTAGCGTTTTTATCGCTTTCTGGTATTAACTACACACTTAAAAACAGTGGTGCATTAAGACCTGTCTTGACTTCAGGACAAAATCTTAACGACCTTGCGTTTGGAAGTGATGTAACTGCACCAACTTCTAATAGACACAGAAGATGGGATGCAACTTCAGGCTTAGTAGCTGGTGACGTAACTGCTGTAGAAGCAGCCGATACCATTACTTATGAATGTATTGTTGCTCTAAAAGCTTATGCTAAAGATAACTATATCAGAGGCGTAAGAGGTGCTGGTGGAGAAGAGGTATATCACCTTTTTGTATCTCCACAAGTAATGGCTGACCTTAAACTTGATTCAGATTTCTTGGCTAACGTCAGAAATGCTGGAGTCAGAGGACCAAGCAACAGCTTGTTCTCAGGTTCTTCAAGCTTGATGGTTGACGGCATTATGGTCCATGAGTTCAGACATGTGTTTAACACTGCTAATGCTCTTACTGGAACATCTTCAAATGCCGGTTCTGCTGGATATAAGTGGGGCGCTGATGCTGACATCAACGGTTCTGCTGCTTTATTCTGTGGAGCACAAGCTCTTGCTATGGCAGATATTGGACTTCCTGAAATTGTTGAAGACACCTTCGACTACGGGAACCAAAACGGTATCTCTATTGGCAAAATCTTCGGTCTTAAGAAGCCTAAGTACAACAGCGACTACAATGGTGGCGTTGAAGACTTTGGTGTTATTAGATTGGATGTTGCATACTAAGTATGCTTTTTGTGGGTGGTTCATTTTGAGCCACCCCTTTTTTAGGAGTAAAACATGATAGTAATATCAGATATTGACAGGTATATATCAACCACCTGGGGCGCATCAATCAGATTGGAAGCTGGCGTACCAAAAGAAGTTGGAATGGACATTGGAATTTTTTGCTTACAAGAAGGGTGTACAGAAGTTAAACCTAATTCTATTAAAGACAAAAAACCAAGTGAGCCAATTAGAGCTAGAGAGGAAGACGGCACTTTTAAAGGTGATGATCTAAGCACCCCCGATGTTAATGAAGCATGGGAAGGTGGCAAAGCACCAGCAAAGAAAAAGCCAGCAGTTAAAAAACCAGCGAAGAAAACAACTAAGAAATAATGGGAACACTAACGGGCACTAATATTATTGATAGAGCTAGACTTACCTTACAAGATAGCTCCGGTGTTCGTTGGACTGATGCAGAATTATTAATCTATATTAATGATGCACAACGCGAAGTTGTTAATATTAAACCTGAAGCAACAGCTACACACGAAAATATAAGTTTAAGTACAGGAACAGAACAAACGTTGCCTTCCGGCGGACTTCGTCTTATTAAAGTATCCCGTAATATGTCAGGGACAGCTTCAGATGCGACAGGTTCTAAGGCAATTAGAATTGTAGAAGAAGACTTATTAAACTCTATTGAACCAGATTGGCATGACCCAACAGTAACGGGTTCTTCAGCGCATGGTTCAACTATTAAAAATTATATTTTTGATGCTGATGACCCTAAAAAGTTTTATGTATATCCTGGAGTAGCCTCGGGTTCTAGTGCCTATGTTGAACTAATATACTCAAAGCTACCAACTGATTTGAGTTCCGTTTCTAGTACTATTGATATAGAAGATACTTATGGAAATGCTATTTTAAATTTTGTTTTATATAGAGCTTATTTAAAAGATGCTGAGTATGCAGGAAACCAACAAAGAGCGGGATCCCACTATCAGTTATTTTTAAATAGTCTAGGGGCTGGCGGGTCTGCAGAAGCCTTTTTAGACCCTAACGCAGATCGAAACGCGGGGCCCACAATCGCCCCTCAGGTAGGAGTGTAATATGGCAACTTTTAGCTCATTAGTAAAAGAAGTTTTACCTTATGTTCCAAACTGCCCTGATACTCTAATTGAATCTAATTTAAGATCAGCTACTATTGAACTATGTGAAAGATCAAAAGCATATGTTTTTGATTTAGACCCAATTACAACTATAAGTGGTGTTTACGAGTATGAGTTTGATCAACCAGCAGGTACAGACGTCCATCAAATACTTTGGATGACATACGATGGCGATGATTTAGATCCAATTAGCCCAAGAAGTCTAGAATTAAATTATCCAGATTGGAGAAATAAAACGGCTTTACCACAAGTTTACTTACAAAAAAACCCGGATACTTTTTGGGTTGTGCCTGTTCCTAACTCATCAGTTACAAATGGTTTACAAATAAGTGTGGCTTTAAAACCAACTAGAACCTCAAACAATATTAGTACTGATTTTTCAAATGATTATAGAGATGGGATTATATATGGTGCTCTATACAGACTGCTTAGAATCCCAAGAAGAGATTGGTCTGACCCACAAGCCGCTGGAGATTATTTAAGTTTGTTTAATCAAGAGGTAACACAAGCAGAACAAAGAGCAAGAAGCGGTGATTTAGGTGTACGTAGATTAGTTAAATACCGTGGTACAGGATTGTCACCGCGTAAAAGGTACAAGCGATATGGTTCAGAGATCGACTATTAATGGAATATCCGTCGAAGAAATACCTGTAGATGAGATTCGGTATGCTTATGAAAGAATTGAATCTGATCTACATGTCATAAGAAATAAAAGTTACTCTGATTGGATACCAGCAGATATATATTTAGCATTACGTAATAAAAATGCTACTTTATATATGTTTTATGAAGCTGATAAATATGTTGGCTTTGTTATCTGCTCATTAATTTCAGACCCAGGTGGCGAACCTACGTTATTTATCTGGGCAAGTTATCAAAAACCAGAGTATAATTATAGGGAAGTAGGGTTTACTTTTTTAAATAAGATAGCCCTAGAAAAAAATGTGAAGACATTAGAGTTTCACACAAGTAGACCAGGATGGACCAGGGTTGCACGGAAGCACGGATTTGAATTAACAAGCTATGTTTATAAAAAAGAATTATGAGTTCAAAACCAAAAAAACAAGAATACCAAGCATCTGAGCAAGAAAAAGTTTCAGCAGCTGTATCTAAAGCAGAAAAAGAATACTTTGATCAAACATATGGCCCACTACTTAGGGAGATGCGCGATTTATCTGAAAGAGAAGACTTAGGTGGTTTAGCCCGGGGCGCAGCACAAGCTGATACTATGCAGGCTTTAAGTAGTCGACCTAGTTTAGCTGCAGCTCGTTCTGTTGACCAAGCTGCCGATTTAGCTTCCGCCGCTTCTGCACAACAATTACAGGGTAGTGCACAAGCTTTAGGTGCTCAAAGAGAAAGACAGATTGGGGTCTTAGGTACCGCAAGGGGTCAAGCTGCTGATGCTCAAGCGGGCTTAGCTAGAGCAGCAAAAATACAAAGCACAAAACAGCTCGAAGCAGCTCGCGCTAAACAAATGGTAAGGCAAGCTAAATTTAACGCTGCTGAACAAATTGGAAGCGCATTAATAGCACAAGGTAGAAAGAATTTAGATAGTTATGGTCAAGCAAGCGAGCAAGCTGATACAGGCGGTTTCTTTAATAGGTTTTTTACGCCTTATACTCCAGCCCAAACACAAAGTACTCCATCAAAAGGGGGTAGATCAGGATAATGGCACTATACGATAATTTACCCCTGCAAAAAAATACTTCTGTCAGCAGTCTGCCTGAAGTAAAAGATCCGGAAAAAGTTTATTCTGATATTAGCCGTCAAGATTATGAAAATTATTTATCTAATTTCCGTGATTTTGAAGAAAGACTTATTTCTGCTAAAGATGATACTTCTTTAATAGAACAGTCAAGAGAAGACGCCCTTAAACAAAGCCAAATTGCTAGGGGAGTTCAACAAAGAAATGTTGAAAGATATGGTGGTGCTGGGCTAAGTGCGGTACAACAACAAGAACAACAAAGAGCTATGCAAAGAGGCACTCAATTGAATCTTGCAGGCAATTTAAACACAGCTCTTATTCAACAAAGAGAGGTTAATCAAAGAACCCTAGCTGATTTAATTAATATTGGGCAGGGGGTAAATAGAAACGCTTTACAAGGTTTAGGCGAAGCTTCCTCAATGGCAGCAAATAGAGCGGCTGCTTATAATAATGCAAAAGCACAACATAAATCTAATATGATAGGACTAGGAGGCTCGCTAGCTGGTGCAGCACTAGCTTTTTTCTCAATATAAATTATGGCAAGTAAATTTGGACAATTTTTAAATTATTATACAAATCAAATTGGAGCTGCTGATTCAGCGGCTTACCAACGAGAGCAAACGCGTGCATTACAACGCGGTAATAATGAAGCAGATATGGCAGACACTATATCTACTTTGATAAACCAAGGAATTTTTGATGAAAAAGGCAACCTTACTCCGGGGGGGCTAGAAAAATTACACGATGCAAATATTGGAGAGCAATACGTTGATTTTATGAACATTGCTACTGTTGCAAATAATTTTAGAAATAAATTTGGGGATGTAGAAAAAGGGACTATTCTTGGGCCAACAGAGACAGAAGCGGGTACTTTTATTTTTAATGTAAGAAAGCGCGATGGAAAATTAGCGCCTATAACAGAAAGAAGAAGCCAAGACCCCGATGATAACTCTTTACAGTTTTCCAAAGAAGATTTAAAAAACTTCTATGAGGCACAAGCCCGAAATCTTTTACAAAAAGGAGGGTTAGTTGGGCAAGCTATTGGTACTACAGCAGAGCAGTCTCTTACGCGGGCTATAGGAGATACTTCTGGAAATTTAGCTCCGGAGTCTTTTACAGAGATTGCAGGGCAAGTAAATTCAGTATTAAATAAAAACCGCTCTCCAGAAGAAAAAGCGGCTATTGATTCTGAGCCGTCAGGAAGAGACGTTGAGTTTGGACCTAGCGTTGTTGCTCAAAGACAGAAAGACAAAGAAAGTCAATTTTTTAGGGATGACAGTGTTACACCAACAGAGGATACATTTACTTTTTCTTATCTAACAGAGGCTGAAGAAAACGCCCTACCTCCTGTAGATAAAGCTTTATATAAAAAACTAAAAGAGGCTCATGAGATTAATATTGGGAATTTATCTACAAGTAAAGCACCAAAAGCTATTCAAAACCAAATTAATCGGATAGAACAAAAAATAACAGCTTTAAAAGAAAAGTCTTCTACAAAAATTTCTAGGGAGGAAGAAAAAAGACGTGGGCCCCTAGAAAATAGAAAAAAAGTTATTCAGCAAAATTTACAAAATAACCCCGCCCTCACTGAACAGGATAAGACTAGGTTAGAAAATGAACTATCTAGAATAAATACGAGTTTAGGAAGCAAGGACACTACTTCACAAATAGAAACTATCCCTGCATTACCAGATAATATACAAGATGCGAGACAGTGGTTTACTGATAATCAATCAACTTTAGAAAAATTACCTGAAGAGGATTACACAAAAATACAAAATCTCTTAAAAGAACAAAATATAAGTTCAGCAAATGATTTAGGACAGGCTGTGCGACAAGGGAAAATATCACAGGTAGATGGATTAAAAGCCGCAGCTTTAATTGCTTTTGCTGTTAATGGGCCTAGTGGTTCTATTACTGATAAGTTAAATGTATATAATTCTTTAACAAATACTTTTTTACGTGGTGATCCTCAATTAACACCCGCTGCAGTTTCCGGCATACAACGAGATATAGCAGCTATTCAAAGTTCTTACGCAAGTTTAGCTACTGCCGCACAAAGCGAGTTTTTCGACCCTATAAGGAAGAGCGCAGATGAGTTAAGGTCTTCTTTTACAGATGATAACGATCAATATATAAAGAAACTTACCCCAAAAACAAAAATAGCTATGAGAAAATTTTTCAGTGATTTTCTTACTAATGCCCCGAGACTTGCTCTTTCAGATCAACCTAGGGCAGTAGCTGAAGCTAAACAAATTATAGGACAAGCCTTATTTATTCTAGGGTCCGACTCTGGAAATTTAAAGGATTGGTTTGGTGACATAATAGCTAGAGATACCGTAGATCCTGCTGTTGGTTTGTTTGATAATTTACGAGTACGAAGAAATAATAAAGGACAAGCCGTTGAAATTGTGTTTGTAAATAGTGTAAACCCACAAGAAGAGACCGAGTATAGTGTTTTTCCTCCGGAGTTAATAAACCAATTTGGTAAAATGGTTGAATTATTAGATAATCAAAGCGGTGCACTAGGAATCCCCGATTTAAATCCTAGGGCTGTAGAAAAGAAAAAAGGTTAATGTGTCACAACAAACTGGGTACAAAAACAATAACTGGTTAAATGTTAGATTTAACGCAAACAATAATTGGGTAGGTCAAACAGGTGCTGATGATGGTGGATATGCACAATTTGAAAACCCCCTCTATGGTCTAAGAGCCGCCGATAAAGTTTTAGAAAACTATGGTGTGCGCCATAATATTAATACAATTCGTGGTGCTATAAGTAGATTTGCACCCCCTAGTGATAACAACCCTACTGATAATTACATTAATTTTGTAGCTCGTAATGTTGGCATTTCTTCAGATGCTGAAATAGATCTAGCCGACCCTGGTATTAGAGAAAAACTTATTTCTGCAATGGTACGGTTTGAAACCCCAGATGCAGCAAAAGAATATAATTCTAATTTATTAGAACAAGCAAGAACTCTATCAGGTAAGACTTCAGAACCGCGAACTACCGATCCCGATGCAGCTATTTCTTTGTTTGTAAATAACCAAAAGAAAGCCCCCGCAAAACCTTTAGGAGAAAAGCTTCAAGAAGCTGAAGAACGCGGTAGTTTATTTGATTATGCAACGGAAGATCCAATTGAAATTTTTAATTTAGGTATGGCCGCAGGAGCACAAAATTTAAGTGCAAATGTAAACTATTTTAGGGGTATTGCTGCAAGTATTGCAGGAGACGAAGAAGCAAAAGAAGATGCAATATTGGAAGGTAATCAAGCGCAAATAGCTGCTTCTCAAATATTATCACCTGTTGAAAGTTTTGAGGAGTTTTTAGATGAACCTACTTTTGGTGGGTTTGTTAATCAGGTATTTAGTGCTACAGGTCAGTTTGCTCCTTCTGCTTTAGCGAGCATAACTGCGGCTATGGTAGGTGCAGGTGTTGGAGCGCTGGCCGGTGCCACAGCCCCAATAACAGGAGCAGCAGTTGCTAGCGGTCTGACTGCAAGCGTTGCTAAGAAAAAACTAGTAAAGGATGCTGTAAATAAATTTATGGCAAACGAGGCTGCAAAAAAACAAGGCAAAAAAAACTTACCTTATGCCTTAACCACAGCTGAAAATAACGTAATTAATGGTGCTTTTGGTATTTTACAAAGAGAATATAGAAAAAAGAGAGCTGCTAGTTTAGGTAGATTAGGTGCAGTTTCTGGTGCCGTGGCGCAAGAGTTTCCGCAAGGAGCAGGTACTGCTTTTGGTATTTTTGCCGAACAAGGTATGACCGATCCTTTACAAGCTTTTCAATCTTTAGGAATAGGTGTGCCATTTGCAGCTATTGGAGTTGGTAGTGAAGCTCTTGTTGCTAGAGGTCTTTATGGCATGGCAACTAAAAAAGGCGGTGCAGCCAACCGAAGTTTGGCTAGAGATATTTTTGTAAGTGGTGCCTTAAAGACGGGTGCTGTTGAGGGAGTTACTGAAAGCCTACAAGAAGAAATTAGTATTCAACAGCGTTTTGCTATAGATGATGAGTATACACAAGCCCAAGCAAAATTAGATAGAGCACAGGCTCTGTTTTCTGGGTTCTTTGGTGGTGTAGGAATTGGTGGTATTGGTGGTGGTATAGCAACCGGCGTTAATAGAGTTATGGATCCAAGCGAAGGGGTTTTTGGGAAAGCTCGCCAGTTAATAAAAGATCAATACGAACAAGAAGTAGAATCTGATATTGAACTTCAACAAGCTTTTATAGACGGAGAACGTGATATTGAAACCGTTTTTCCTGAACCTGTTTCTTGGTTAGAGGGTCAATTAGACGCAACGATAGATCCAACAAACAAAAAAGATAGTGTCTGGATTGATGAGAATAGTAGAAGCCAAGTTGATCTTACTGAAGCCTCTCCTTTAAACAGTAAAATTGCTGAGATAGCAAAGGGTGATCCACAAAATATTGTAGATGTTAATGGTGTTGGTATTTTTATTACTTCTAACCCAACAAAAGCACTTTTATTCAGACGTTTAATAAACAACGATGCTTTTAATACAACAAAATTAGATTCCTTTTTAGCAAGAAATTTAGGGTATGTACACAAACGTAAGCCTGGAGACAATCTTGTAGTAGAAGTTAGAGATAAACAAAACAACGTAGTTTGGTATCAACAAACAAATGAAAATGATTTAGATGCAGTTGTTACAAAAGCGAACAGCCTTTTTAGTACATCAGAACTCTTTGGCTCTGCAAACTATGAGGTGTCTCATAAAGAAATAGGCGAGCATCTTAGAGAGAGAAGTGAAATACTAGGCCCAAGGACCTCTAATATTGAGGTGCCGGAGGAAGTTGCACAAACTTTTGGATTAGAGGGTGAAACACAAATAACTCTTGATGATGATGGTGAACTGACAGAAGTACCTGAACGAGCCGCTGTAGCAGAAAGTTTTTCAGAGTTTGAACCCCAAATTGTAGTGGGTGAAGAACGAGGTAGTGAAGCAGCTCCTATTCTCAGTCAAACTGGACAGCCTTGGAAAGGCTTACGTTCTTTAAGTGTTATACCACAAGAAGACCAAGCTGCTTATGAAGAAGAAAAACAAAAAGCAATAAAAAATTTAACTTCTTTTGAACCACATAAAGAAATGGAACGCCTTATTGAGCAAGACGCTTTTACAACGTCTTTTTTAAAAGCTTTTAACAATTTACAAGAAGGAGACCCCTTAGTTATTTTTGGTCCTAAACAAGTTGGTAATGCTGAAGACGGTACACCTCAGTATGGGATTTTAAAGTATAAATTACCTAGCGTAGGCATGGTGGAAGCTCCTGCAAATGAAGTTGCACGTTGGGTTAATGAAGCACATCAAGCAGACTTAACACAAGAAAGATTTAATAGAAAACCAGTAGATTGGACCATTCTTGTTCCTCAAAATTTAACTAACATTAAGTTTAGTTTTGAGGATAAAAAAGCTACACCACAACGTATAAATATGCCACGACTAACTAATTTTGGTCGGCAATGGAATAATAGAACACAAGCTCAGGGCGCTATGGCACAGGGCGCTGAAGAAACTGCATTACTTGGGTATAGTACCGCCGTAAGCAGTTTGCTGATGGAAGGCTATCAATTATTTTGGAATGGTAAACCTATAACAGAATTTACAAGACAGGATGAAGAGCAAGCTATTGTATATACTGCAGGAAACACAGAATATACCGCAACCGGCAAAAATACAGGTGAAGTTAAAGCTCTTTCAACTTCAAGAGAGTTTGAGGGTTCCCCACAAGCACTTCAAGGTGAAACCTCTCCACGTACTATTCAAGAACGAGTAGAAAGTTTACAGAATTTAGCTGAAGCACAAATTGTTATAGAAGAAAAATTATTTGAAGCAAAACAAGAATTAGATAGATTAGAAACAGAACGAGACAGAGTAGAAGACCTTTTAGATAATGAAACTAACCCAGAAAGATTAGCTGAGCTAACCGGCGAACTTCAACTAATAGAAAATAGTAAACTACAAGAGACAGAAGCACTTATTGAAGAATTAGAAAAAGCAGAAGGCCGGCGGGGGTTTGCTGAATTTACAGAGCAACAAAAAGCTAGAGAAGCTCTTTCTGAGGAGGCAAGAGAGAGAGATATAAACGCTCCAGGTAGGTTTGGGTCAGTAGTAGTTGACCCGGGTTTTGACCCGGATGATTTTGGCCCACAAACAGAAGGTCAAGAACAAGGTGGCGGGGGAGAAACTGGAGCACAAGTAGATGTTTTTGTAGACCAAAGCCCCCAACAAGAAAGATTAAGGCAAATAGCTTCTAGAGTTAGAAGTAGAATTGGAGCAAATAAATCAAGATTAAGAGCTTTAGGTCGAATTGAAGCGGAAGGGCAAACTACAAACCAAGCAAAACAACTTTCAAAAAGAATTGAAAAAGATACCAATATATTAGTTAGTTTAAATGAACAAATTAACTCTATAACTAGGCCGATTGTTCTTGAGTCAACTGATATTCCTGGAGTTAGAGCGGATATAGAACGCGGTGTAGGAAAAGGTAAGAAGTTTTCTGATACTTTTAATCCGCTGTTTAATCCTAAAGACAGAAAGTTTCAGCCATTTAAACAAAGTTTTTCTAAAACAATTGAAAACCGAATTGGAAATAAAGCCTTTTTAAATAATGTTTTATCCACCATAAAAAATGATTTTAAATTAAACCGAGATATACAAATTATTACTGCAGATGAATCATTTGATTTATCAAGAATTAGAAGTAGTAGGATTGTTGCTGATGTAAAAAGAGAACAACAAGTTGTGTTAGGTAATAGACCGGATGCAACAGGACAACAACGAGCTTTAGGTGGGCGGATTTTAAAATATTATGATCAAGATTTTATTATCTTAAACGTGCCACAGAACCCCACACAAGAACAACAAGGACTAGCTATTGTAGCTCTTGCACATGAGTTGGGTCACTCTGTATTTGAGCAAGAACTAGCAAGAAGTTTAAACCCCCGTGGTAAGACATATGCAAAATTAAAAGCTGCATTTGATGGTGTTCGATCCAATACAGATGTTTCTCAATACCAAGATGATAATTATCACGCCGCTTTTGAAGAATGGTTTGCAGACCAAACTGCAGTGTATTTATTAGATGCAACTAGAAAAGCAACCAACGGTACTGAAAGCATCTTTAAACAAATTGCTAACAAACTTAGGGCGGTATTTAATAAATTTAAACAGCTGACAAAAAGATTTCAAGTCAATCCTTCCTTTAATGATTATGTAAAAGAAACAGTTGGTGGATATAAAAATAAAGTTTTAAACACTAGAAAACAAAGGCTATCTCATCAAGGCGAAGCTATTATAAAAAGCATGGTCGAAGACGATATACCGAAGGCAGCAAAAACTGTTGCTAAAGAAAAAGTTTTCTTTGATCTTGCAAAAGAAGCCGAAACTATTCTTGAAGGAGACCCAGACAAGTTTTCAACTTATACTACAAAAATATTAGCTCCAGCTGATAATCTACTTAGGTCTCTTGGTGCAGTTGAACTTGCAAACTTTTTTCTTAAACAGTCTCAAGCAGAAGGCCCGATTGGGTTTTTATCGGAAAAAATTTCTAAGATAAACCGGTATGTTTCTAAAGTAGAACAAGCTGCAAACATTGATGGGAAAATAACACCAGAATCACGTAGTATTCTTTTAGAAGCAGAAAATAATTTAACTCCGGATGCAGAGCTTTCCCCAGCAGCAAGAGCTGTTCGACAGGTTTTTACAGATATGTATCAAACTGAAAACTTTTCTGAGCGATTAAATATAAAACAACTTGAAAATTATTTTCCAAGGTCAGTTAGCTTAGAAAGATTAGAGAACAGCCCAAAAATTAAGGCGGAATTAACTGAAGCTCTTATTGAATATAATAAAGGTAAAACTTTTACCAAAACCGTATTTAGGAATAATAAACCTACTGAAGTTACTTATTCTTATAACGAACAAGAAGTTGCACTTTTAGTTGATGAAATAACAGCAGACCCCAACAAAACTGAAATTGATATTGCTGCTCAAGACCCAAACCAAAAATTTTCAATTGGTATTGCGCGACACCGTCAAGAAGCTTTTGCTAATGTACCTACTCCTGTTCTGAGAGGCATTCTTGATGAGGAAGGTAACTCACTATTAAACGACCCCGAAGTTGCTATAAGAAAATATATTCAAAATTCTATTAAAAAAAGTGAATTAAATAAAAGAGGCGGGGCAAAAAAATTAAACGAGCTGATAAACGAATTACCTAAAAACAAACAAAAGCATGCAGAAGATGCTGTGCTTGCAATGTTAGGGAAAGTTACCCCAGAAATGGGTCCGTTGTTAAAAGGTGTTAATAATGTTGGTGTTACTCTTAACGTATTAACATTACTGTCTTTTGCAGTATTTGCTTCTGCTCCAGATTTAGCTGGTCCTATTTTAAGGTCAAAAGAGTTTTCAAAATCTAACTTTGCTAACTTTGGAAAAGAGATAGCAAACTATTTTAAAAATCCACAAGAAGCCGCCGACTTTGCGAAAGAAGTTGGTGCAACTGTATCGGATGCTATTAGCACTTTATATGTAAATGCGGCCGAGATAGATTTGTTAGACCCTAGAGCTAAAAAAATAAGTGAGAGATTTTTTAAAGTTATTGGTCTTGACTGGTTTACAAGATTTACTCGTATCGTTGCTTCTGGTATGGGCCGTAGGTTTGTATTACACCATGGTAAACAAGCTAAAGCGGGCAACGAAGTTTCTCAAAGATATTTGCGTGAATTAGGTAATATTACTTGGCAAGAAGTAGATCAGTGGGTTGCTAACAATCAAACTTTTGACGGAGCTGTTGGAGAAAAAATTAGGTTAGGTATATTTCAATTTGTAGATGAATCTATTGTAAGACCAAATGCAGCAGAAAGACCTGTATGGGCTTCAGACCCAAGGTTTGCTTTAATATGGCAATTAAAATCATTCTTCTATGCTTATGGTAAAAATATTATAGGTGGTCTTTGGAGAGAAAGTAAAAATAGGTATAACGAAGAGGGTTTTCCTGCTGCTTCTGTGCCTTTTCTTTTAGGTGCTATGACACTTTTACCGTTGACCATGTTAGGATTAGACTTACGTGAAAGATTTAAAGTGGGATTAGCTTGGGTTTTACCAGGAATAAGTCCCGACGATAAAAATTATAGGCGCTCAATTGATATGGATTGGGGTGAATATAGTTTTGAGATAATGGATAGAAGTGGGGTACTTGGCCCGTTTGCTTTAGCTATGCCATTATTTATGGAAAATAAGCGTTTTGGAGATCCTTTCTGGGTAGGGCCGTTGGGTCCAACAGTTGAAAGAGCTTATGATGCAGCAACCGGAGATTTTGATTTTGACAGTATTCTCCCGTTCTATAATCAGTTATAATGAGGTAAGTATGGCATATTCAGATACAATTAAATTAGTAGTAGGTGATACACTTCCAGAGTTGGTTTTTACTTTAAAAGACAGCAACACAGCAGCTGCAGGTAAAACCCTTGATGAAGAAGATAGTACAACATGGGCGCCAATTAATTTAAGTGGCGCAACTGTAAGACTACGTATTCGTGAAGTAGGGAACACAACAGTTCTTTCTACAATTACTGCTACAATAACAGACGCCTCTAATGGTGTTTGTTCGTTAACATTCCCTGTAGGAACCTGGACAACTGCGGGTACATTTGAAGGCGAGATTGAACACACGACTTCCGGGTCTGGTATTCAAACAGTGCAAGATTTCATTAAGTTTAAAGTTAGAGACGACTTTGATTAATGGCGTTCAAACAGACAGTTAGTTATGTTGACTTAAAGTCAACTGTTACATTTACAAATTTACAAAGTTCATTACAGTACGTAAATTTATCAGCCGTAAATGTATTTTTAGACGCTGACAGTAAAAACCTTTACTTCGTGTCTGGACACCCTAATGCAGAAGTTATAACTCTGTCTGAGGCTTTGGTTGTTACTTTTACTACAACAAAAGAAGAAACCCTCACTATTACTGAACAATTGGTACAGTCTTTTAGTAAACCTGTAACAGATTCAATGACTATGAGTGAGGCTGCGGCTTTACTAGTTAGTTTACCGACGTCTGATACATTAACTATGTCTGATGATACTGCTGTTTTGAATACCGGTTTGAGCAAAGAAGATTCTTTTGCAGTAAGCGAGACTCTTATAAAAAGTTTTGCTGGAGAAAAATCTGATGCAGTAAGCCTTGCAGAAGCTTCTGTTCTTACATCAGGGCTCGTTAAAACAGATACAATATCTATGTCTGAGTCTTTTTCTAGGGTTGTTTCTTATTTAAGATCCTTTAGTGATAGTTTTACTTTAGACGACCTTGCTAGTGTAGACGACCCCTTACAAACAGACGTTGGTCTTGATAAAACAAATATTACAACCCTAACAGAAGAACACATCTACCTTCTTTCAAAGGTTTTATCAGACTCTTACACGGTTACAGAAAACGCAGCGTTGTTGTTTAGCAAGCCAGCTACAGACTCTTTAAACATGGCAGAGACTTCTTCTTTATTGGTGGCTTTAAATAAAACAGATAGCGTCACCCCGTCTGAAACCCTTTCTTATTTACTTAGTAGCACTTTTACAGATTCATTCTTTTTTCTAGATTCTGATGCAAAATCATTTGTTACGGAAAAGAGCGATACCACTTCACTATCAGACCAAGAGGTGTTATTATCATCAAAGAGCCTTACAGATCAAACCTCTGTAACGGAGTCTATTAACATACAGTTGATAGTAAATGTTAGAGGTTTTGTTCTTAACACAAGGGCTCTTAACACTGGTGTATTAAATTAGGAGACTATAAATGTTAAAAGATGGACTAAAACTTACTGGTAAGCTAAG